TTAGAAATAAAATAAATGAACTGCTAAAAACAAAACGCAACGCGTTTTGTTTTTAGTAAAAAGAGTTTATCTTCGATAAACTCTTTTCAATATGGGTGAATTAATAACTGTTAAAAATAAAAGAGTGAAAGAAATAATAATTTTAATAAATTTGATAATGACTTATTAAAATATAGATATAATATAGAATTTTTAAATAATAAATTGAAACAAGAAATAAATCGAAGATTTATTTCTTGTCGAAACAATTTAAAAGAATTAATATTAGATACGATAAATATTGTAAAAATTATATATGTAACATAAAAAAAATTCAAAGAATTTCTTGTATGTTAAGACAGAAAAATCTTTGATTTTTCTGTCTTACGATAAATGAGAAATCAAAGATTTCTCATTTATCCTAGGTTTCATGCGTAAGCATGAAACGTACATTTGGCTACATTTAGTATATTTCTAATATAGATGTTTATATTAGCAATTTATTAATAGGGGAAATCTTGCAAATTTTTTTTTAAGTGCGTTTGACTAAAAATTATTTTCTTTTAGCCATTTTCCATTAATTTTATATTTATAAATTATACTAGAAATATTATTATAAATATTATCTATAATTTATTCAATTTATAAGTTTTTAAATTGAATAAACTAAAGTTGATCAGCCCTATATAATAATTAATTTATTAATTAAATCATACTAATATTTTTTACAAATTAGTATACATACATATTTTTGTAAATAGTACAATATATCAAATATTTAACAAATTATTATTTATATTAAGAATAATAATAAATACACATAAAAAATACTAATTTGATTCATATGAATCAAATTATTTTCATAAAAATAAATAATTAGGAATATTATATTTCTAATTATTTATAATGATAGTATATAGCCATTCTCTACAAGGACAAAGACCTAGTAATGAAGATCAACATTTTCATATGCTTAATATTAATAATGATAATACAAATTTAAATCCTATAAATTTTTTTGCTGTATTTGATGGACATGGTGGTAAAGCTATTAGCAAATTTCTTAAGGATAATTTACCTTATTATTTCTTGAACAAATTTAAGGAAGATAAACAAAATATTTTTAATAAACCTAAATTAGCAACAAAATATTTTAATAAAGTTTATGAACATTTACAAACTAAAATGAAAAATGAACATCCTAAAGCTACTGTTAATAGTGGCTCTACAGCTTGTGTTGTTATTCATTATAAAAATAATAGTGATAAATTATGGGTTATTAATGTTGGCGATTCACGAGCTGTTAAATGTAATAAAGAAAATATTGCAGAACAATTATCTCAAGATCATAAACCTGCATCACCTGATGAAAGACAAAGAATTGAAAAACTCGGTGGTGTAATTGAATTTGATGGTGCTGAATGGAGAATTTTAAAATTATCATTATCTAGGGCTTTTGGTGATTTAGATTGTATGCCTTATGTTACAAATATGCCACAAATTTATAATTATAAAATTAATAAAAAAGATAAATTTATTATTATAGCTTGTGACGGTTTATGGGATGTATTATCTAATCAAGATGCAGTTGATTATATTAATGAATTAATTCAGTATAATTATAAAGGAAATTTAGCTAAATCATTAGCTGAATTTGCTCTTGAAAAAGGTTCTATGGACAATATTACTACTATTGTTTATTTACTTAAATAGGATTTAATGGTATCCATTTTTTAAATTTATTACAATAAATACAATTGAATTTTATTGGTTTGTCTGCTATTGTATTATCACATATTTGAGAAATTTTTAAATTTGGAATAGAGGCAATACCTATTTTATTATCGTTTTCTTTTTCACAAATATTATAAACATCTGGAATATTTGTTCTACTTAACCATAAAGCTTTAGTTTTTCCATTTTCTTCATATGTATAAGTTCTAGATTTCAAAAAATCTACATAATTATGTATTAAATTGTAAGACTCTTGATTAATTTTATCATCATTATTAAAAGTTATATTTTCTTGTTTCTTTTCAACAAAAATTATATTAATACCTGATTTTTTTGGATAAAATACTAATCCTGTACTTTCAAATTGTAATGTCGATAGATTATTTATTAATTCTTTTAATTTATCATATGTATATAATCTATTTAATTTAAATATTACATTTTTATTACTATTATCAAAAATATTAAAAATATTATTTATATTATTTATTTTTGTGTCAAGATCAATATTTATCATTTTTTTATTCATTAATAAAAAACAATCTTGAATTAAAAAATAATAAATATTATTTTTATTAATAAATTTACCATCAAATATCGTTCCTTCATAAATATTATCACTAATATTTATATTAATTGATAATATATTTACATTTTTTATATCTAATTGATTTTTATGATATGATAATTTTTTTCTATCTATTACAAAACATTTATTTTTATTATTTATTATCAAAAATAATAATAAATAATTATAACCTTTATAATTAGGTGATACATAATGTTCATTTTCTTTTAAAAAATTTAATTTGGAAATATTATTTAAAATATTAAATCTATATTTAGATAAATCTACATTATTATATAAATAATCTATAACATAATTTTTTGTATTATTATCCACATTAAATGCTTCATGATTACCAAAAACTAATGATTTATGCATTTAAATATAATGAAAAGTTGTTTTTAAAATAATATTATCAATTTTTTTCATTAATTACTTCAATATCTTCTAAGTATTGATTAAATATTTTATTATAAAAAAATTCATTTTTTAAATTTGTATCCATAATATTTATTATATAATTATTATTGGTAAAAAAATTATTTTTATCACATACATAATTTTGTTGATACCATGTATTAATTCTTTTCCTAGATACCATATAATATAAAGGATTATAATCTTTTTCTGAATCAGAATCATGTATTGTTATTAATATTAAATCAATGTCATCATTAGTTAAATTATATTCCGTTTTATAATTATATAACATTGAATGATATAAATATATTTTCTTTGTTATATAAAAATATTTTTTAGGAATATACATCATAACATCTGTAATAGGCGGTATATTATTTTTTTTCTCATATAACTCCCACATTAAAAATGGAAATAATATAACATTTGGATTAGGATTAAATAATTCAATAAATAAAGGTGTTAAATATACATCTATTCTAATATAATATATAAAATCATATTTATCTATTTGATAGTCTATTAATTTTAATGACGTATTTACCAAATTTTCATATCCTATTAATTTTTCAAATACATTAAATTTAATTAAATTTGAACTATATTGGCTACATAATAATTTTATGTTTTTAGAATTATATGTATTAATCAATACATCTACATTCCAATTATTTTTTTCTAAATGATCAATAAAATTATTATGAGATTTACATGCTTCAATTTGTGTTATTATTGAATTTTCTGTATCATTCAATATTGATAATTGACTACCATCTCTGAAACATTGTCCTATAAAAATAAGTAAACAATTTTTTTTAATGTCTAAACTCATATATTAATATGATTTATTAATATATAAATCTTTATAAGTATTTTAATTATACACACATTTTTATGAAAATTATTAAAAATTTCATAAAATATACCTATTTTTAATAAATAATTATAACATATAAATGTATTAAATATTATTTATAAAATAAATATTGTAATATAGTATTTTTATGAAATTTTTAATAATTTTCCTAAAAATTAGTGTAATACAAGAAATGTATTAAAATTAATAACATATATATTTTTTCTTGCATTTTAAAATTATAGATATATTTTTAATTAGGTATCATTGATTGTTAGCTTATATTATAATAATTTGCAATGAATTAATTAATAAAATACATAAATTATTTTATTAAATATGGCTGTTCAACCAAAATCAAAGATTTTGGTTCAAGAACTAATCCCAAAGTGTTTTGTTGTTTACCTTTGGCTTATTGAATTATAAATTTTATTAAATCAAATAATGTAATAAATATTATATCAATAAATAATAATTACCTTATTTATTATTTATAAAATTAGTTATATTATTAATTTTAATATTTAATTATTTTATACTATATGGAATATATTATGGTTATTTTTTAAATAAGATAATGTATACTTCAATATTTGAATAAGGTCATTCAGATGCATATTATTATTACATTCAATTTAATAAATAGGGTTGTTGAACCAAAATCAAAGATTTTGGTTCAAGAACTAAACCCGAAGGGTTTAGTTGTTCACCTTTGTCCTATTGAATTATAAATTTTATTAAATCAAATAATATAATAAATATTATATCAATAAATAATAATTACCTTATTTATACAATTAGTTATATTATTCATTTTAATATTTAATTATTTTATATTATATGGAATATATTATATTTATTTTTTAAATAAGCTAACATATTCTGCAATATTTAAATAAGGTACGCTTAGGATAAATCTTTGATTTTGGTTGAACACCCCTAAATTTGAAATTAAATTGAGCAAACATGAAATTATTTATAATTTTTATAATTTATCAATTGAAAATTATTTAAAAATAATGAAAAATGAAATAAATACTTTATATACAGATACTGCATATATAAACAATTTATATGGTTCGACACAAAAAATCTAAGATTTTTTGTGTCTTAAGAATTAGTTAATTATAATCCTGCTAATAGTAAACATAAATCAATCAAAATAAAAGAAAACTTGAATGAAATTCAAGTTTTCGCAATATCAATTATAATTGATGAATATAATACACCATTACATACACTCATTTTCAAAAAAACTATTAAATTTTTTTGAAAATGAGTGTATTAAAAATATTTAATAAATATAAATTTGTATGTTTATTTATAATTTTAGTATAACTATATTTATTTATATAATTAATATTTTATTTATCATTAATTATAATAAAATGAAATATAAAGAAATTCTAGATAGTATTGAATCAAAGCCATATGCATATTATCATTTTTTAGATGGATATTTAAATCCAAATAAAGGTTCAATTATAAATTATAATTTTTTACAAGAATTATTATCAATTAATTTATTAAATGATATACATATATTATCAACATATTATGATAAATCTAGTAAAATAAATATGAATTTTATTAATAATAATACTGAAGATAGATATATTATAAATATAGATAATATTACCGATGAATTATTTACTACATTATTATATAAATTTAAATTTTGTATATATCCAATATCGAATAAAACACATAGTATGTCCATAATAATTAATATGACTAAAATTACAGATAATTATAATACAAATATATTATTAATAAATTCAGGTGATGGAATACATAATCATGATAAAATCTTAATAGATGATATAAATTATTATAAACCATATTATGGATTCAATTTCCAGGATATTGCAAATAAATCTATTGAAAAAATATTGATTATCATTTTTTTTATGATTTTATATCATAGAACAACAAACTTTCCAAACCAAGAATATTCATATGATGAATTTATTCCATTTAATAATATAATATCAAAAATATATAATATATTCAAATTATCAGATATAAATATGTTGCAAGTAATAATAATACATAATTATAATACTATAATGACTTGTAAACCTTTATTAAATATAATAGAATTTAATAAATTACAACAAAATTTATCTCCTAATTATAAATATAAATTTAATATTGATAATTCAATAAGTTTATTATATAAATTATTTACAATATTGAATAGTATAAAATCATATAATTTAAATATTAATAATAAAATAAATTTTGATATGAATATTATTAAACGAGAAATAAATAAAATAATACCAAATAGCGATTTAAATGAAAATGTTATATTAAAAAATAAATTTCATATAATTAATAGTAATATATATATATTAGAACAAATAAATGGCTCATGTACATGGTATTCTATTTTTTGGTCTCTTTCTATTTACATTATTATAAATAAAATTAATGATTATCAACAATTTAATATAAATATATATAATTTTTTTGTAAAACAGATTAATGATACATTTAATAATATAAAATTTAATCTTCAAGATGATTTATCATCTTTTTATACTTTGAAAAATATACAATTTAAATTAATTAATATTAAATTACTATCGAATATATATGAAAAATATAATATTATTGATAATATTACAGATTTACGTAAAAATGTTATTAAATCAAATTATAATTTAATTAAAGATTTTCCAAAATCTTTATCAATTGATTATATATATTCATGTATTTTTAAATTCAATAATTATTATTTATATGAAATTATACAATATATTTATAATTATCTCAATAATAATAATTATAATATTAATATATTTAATAATTTAGATTACATTAAATTAAATGTTAACAAATTTTTTGATACTATAAATATTGATATATATATTAAAGAAAAATATAAATTTGAAATCAATAATATAATAAAAACAATTGAATCATTAAATAATAATGATACATTCATAGATAGTTCAATATGTAAATATTATTATATATGTCGATATATATTATATGAAAATAATATTGATGATAATATAAAATTAGCTAAATTTATTAAATTTAGTTCAATTATAATAAATTTAGGATTTTTCATAAAAAATGAACGATTAAAAACATTAAATATAAATGAAATGATTGAAAATGAATTACCACACTATATTTTTATAGAAAGTATAAAAATTGATTTTAGTAATTATAATTATTCTAATAGAATTTTATATCATTTAAATGACTGTATTAATAATATTGATTTTGTTAATGGAGATTATGAAAGATTACCTTATATTGTATCTTCAGAAAATATTAATATAATTAATTTAAACAATATTAATAATTTTATATTGAATAATCCATCATATATTAAGAATGATGAAAATTTATTTATTTTATTAAATAAAAATATAATCTTTTCTAATTCTAATGGAAAATTAAGAGATAATTTAATAAAATATTATTGTAATTTATTTGTTAAAAATATTAAACATTTTGAACGTGATAGTAAAGTTACAGATACTAATAATATATTATTTAATTTACAAATATTAATTAATAAATATCTTCCTCGTAATATTGAAAATATATCAGATAAATTATATTATGTTCACTATTATCAAAAATATATGAGTGATATATCCTTTGAACAATTATATAATAAATTAAAAGAATTATCTCATAATGAAAAATTTATAGATAATGTTATTTCAATGAAAAATATATTATTTGATAATAACAATTTAATACTATATTATATTAACTTATATAATTTAAACTTATCTGATAATTATAAAATATATAAATTAAATCTTTTTAAAAATATATTCAATAATGACATTGTATTATCACATAATAATGATTTATATATATTTTATGATGATTTTTATTTACTTATTAAAATAATAACCGACAAATATCTATTAAAGTTTAAAATAAATGAAATATTATACAATGGAAATATCAAAATTATTAGTTATGAAGATATTAATGATCCATTTAAATACTTTATACCAAATAATTGTATCAATATTATTTATAAAATAAATAATATATGGCATATAACTTTTTTTATTAATAAAATTGAAAACTCGACACTATTAGGTGAATTTAAAATTAATAATAAAACAATTACAATAAAAATAAACAAAAATAATTTTTTTCCAATTAATTCAGATATTAATAAATTAATATTAATTTATGAACATTATGGTTATAATGATTTTGGTAAAATATTTATTAATAAAAAATGTGATTATGGAATATACATTAATGATTATGAATATAATTTAATAAAAAAAGAATTTAATTTTTTAAAAGATAAATGTGTTAATTGTAAGAGAGATACATTAATTTCTATTCCAAAATATTTTGAAATTGATAATTCATTAAATAATACCATAAAATCATTAAAAAAATTAAAATATAAATTTATAAATTGTAATATAAATCAACAAAAAATTAATAAATATAAATCATTAATAGAAAGCTATAAAATTAAATGTATATCATTTATTACAAATTTTACCAAATTAATTAAAAATTATAATTGGAATAAATTAATTAATAATTATAATTTAATCAATAATTATATAATATACAGGGGTGTTCACCTTTGGTTTATTCAATTAATATTTTTATAAATTGAATAAATTATTGAAATATATTTATAAAATATTATTAATAAAATTTATAGATATAAAATTAATGAAAAAT